AATAATACAATAACCTAGGTTTATTATTTTCTGCTAATATAGGCATACCATAAAAATGGATTGCCATTAGCACATCTTCAAAAAATATATCAGCTGTTTGAGGTCTAGCTATATATTCTAAGAACATACGATTTGCTGGTACTTCTTCCATTGAAAACTTAGTTACCCCAGTTAAAGCACCTTTAGATCCTTTACCATCTGTTGTACCACTAATATCGTAGCTATCACACCCAAAACAACCAATATGTTCATTTCCCGGTGTTTTCACCCCATTACTTACTATCACTCTATTCTGCAAATTTTTAGGCGGTATCCAAGAAACGTGAAATCTACCATCTCTATTTGGTATAAATTCAACCTCGCTAAACCTTATACCATTCTTCCATTGAAAGCTACCTATAGTGACTAAGCCGTCTCTCTTTACATCTTCATTATAATCTATCTGCTCGTATATTTTAGTAAGATTAAATATAGATTCTTTTGTCTCATCTCTAAATGCATGCTTCTCAGTTCTTGGAAATTGTCGATACAATTCATTTAAAGCGTCAGCATCTTGTCTATTACTTTCCACTTCATTCTCCCAATGCTCAAGTACTCCATAATTTATCATTGCTCCATCAATACCCTTTATTGGTTTTGCTGGTTTATCAAAAACAGGCATACCATACATATCTATAAAACCTTCGTAATTCCATTCCATTGGTATAAACAACGCATATAAACCAGATTTAGTTTGCCCGTTTTTATTCCTTTTCAATATGTCAGAATCGTAGTATAAAGTTTTATAATTATTACCACCTTTATCTAAAGCATTTGATGTAGAACCCATCATACACTTACCAATAATTTTACTACCTAATCTTAAACAAGTTTTGGTTACCCTCCAGTTGTTTAATATATTATTAGGCCGTAACCATTTAGCACTCTCGTCATGAGCGAGCATACGCAGTTTTTCACCATCATACGAGTTATCACCAGTTGCTTTCCAATCTATGGTTGTATCTAACCCTACTAAGTCTTCCTGTTGTTCCTTAGACTCTATTTTTCTTCTTGTTAATTTAGAAGCCGGTACTCTATAAGCTAACTCTGTTTTTGGTCTATCCATACCATCTTGTATGGGTTTAAAAAAGAAGGGGTAGTTTGTTGATATTGGCACTACTTTATCAGTGAACATTATCTTGGCATCATCCCCAGATTTTGACAATATACCAAATCTACCATCACCTGTTATTGTGGCTAAATTTACTATTTCAGCTGATGACATAAACGAAAACCCGGAACGTCTATTCTTTAAATAGCACATGCCATAAGATCTTTCATCTGCTTTGCATGCTTCCCAAAAAATAAAAAACAATCTATTAGCTTCCCTATAATCTGGTTTGCCAACATCTATTTTCGTCCATTGTAGGTACATATAATGCGTACCTGTTATATATGTGGCAATACCATTATTATTAAACCAAAAGCCTTCTTCCCTTACTCTAAATTCGTTATCAATATATTCATACCACTTATTCTTAAATTCATCAGGATAGCGATTGAACTCTATAACCGTTTTTATTTTATCTAATTCTTTAGGGTATACATGAGGTTCCCAATATTGCTCTTCTTTATTTTTAGCTCTAATGTATACATCTTCTGCTTCTGGTAATGCTATTTTAAGATTTTGTATTTCGTATATTTCACCTATTCTACCAGTCTTACTTATTACAACTACATCATAATCAGCGTTATATCCATACTTCCACTTTTTCAGCCTATTATTCTTTTTGATAATAGATGGGTTTATATGGTCCTTTACTACTCTATATAAAGATTGTTTATATGTATCCTCCATTATTTAGACCTCCCCTCTGCAAACCCTCTGAATGCTTTTACACTTTCATCAACCGGTTTTTCTTCTAGTAGTTTCTCTTCTTCGTCTATTCTACTCAGTATTTCGAAAGCATCGAATATTGCCAATTTTTTTGTTGCCGCAGCATTCTTTAATTTATCTGCTGATAAATCGTCTTCGCCATCGTTATCCAATATAGCCTCTTCCGCTACCTTAATTAACTCCGAAACTGCTTTGTGTCCAGCTTGGATTATTCTCAACTTCGTTTCCTTTATATTCATATTTAATTATAATAGATTTTGTGGTCATGCGATATAAACGTTCCCCGTCTATAATAAATTCGTATTCGCTATTCGGAGTAAATCCAATTAAGTCTCCTACGTTGAATCCTAGCTCTTTTAACGCATTATTACCATATTTTAATATACCAATAAGCTCTTGCTCTTTTTCTTCCTTTAAAAACCTTTTATCCTGTTTTATTATTGGTTTAACAAAACAAAAATCTTCGGTGGCATTCCATTTTCCATCACGTTTGTACATAAATAATTGATCAGGATTGCATAGGTATAAGTCTTCAGTTACATAAGAGCCACTGTTCTTTTCATTACCTTTCACATCGTAATACCTTCTAAATATATTATGATGTATAATAACCTCATCACCTGGTAAAATATTAGTATCACCAACCATAGGTACAGAATACACAATAGCATTTCTGTTTACAAACTTATGGTCTTCCATACTTGTATTCAATATTAATTTTTTACCATTAACATCCTTTGAATTATTATATCTATTGGATGTTGGTTTTACTAAAAAAGAATATAAACTCTTCATTAATATTCAAGATTGTATTCTACTGATATAGCCATATTGCAATTGAATTGTTTCCACGGCATGATAGTGTCATCTTTCTTTATGTATATATAATAAGAAGAATCAGTGTCATCTTGCAGTATACAACTTATTTCATGCCCTCCATAAACAACCTGGCCAACAGAATAGTGCATTGCATCATTCTTATAATCAGTACCTATACTTATTTTTCTAATTAGATTCATCTTTAACATCCTCTTTTTTATCAAGAGTGTATTCTAGTGTATCCAAATTAATTGTAATATCACCATATTCCTCTTTAATATTTTGTTTCAATTTAATAAATTCCTCGTTATTTTTTTGATAGTTATTCAACAAATAACTTTTTTGGATTTCTATTCTACCAACTTCCTCTAATATTTTTGAAAGTAAAGTGTTTAATGCTTTTAATTTTGAGCCCTGCTCCTCTGTAATCATTTGCTTTTTTTTCTTCATCTTATTTAATTTAATTATTAATTAATATTAATTACATATTTAATACCTTGTCTAAATTATTCGTAGTATAAAAATTGACGTTTCTCTGGAATTTCATCCTCTGATATTTCGAATAAATCAGGATGATTAACTACTGACGGATGTTCTTCTAAGGGTTCTTCTGCTATTACTACTCCGTAATATTCTTGACCTACTGTGTTGATTTGTCTAATGTGTCTCATTTTTTTTATATATAATATTGCACGTGTATCCAGCCATTAGTGTATGAACTCGATGCTCTACCCACAACAAACTCGTAAGTATTCGGTGCCCCTAAAGTTTTTATTCTAATCCCAGATGCTCCATTTCCAACAGAAAACGTACCGATACCTTTTCCATTAGCTAAGTTTCCTGCCCCATAAGTAATCATTTCTAAAGCCGCATTATATATACTTGGGTGTTGTGGAGTTTGTGGTATATCAGGCATACTAGCAAATGGTATCGCAATACCACTACATGTTCCTGCCGTTTGAAATTGTAAATTAATTCTAACTGTAACTAGGTTACCCATTCGTGACCATCTGTAAGAATGACTTTGCGTCCCACTAGGTAAAGTCCCCCCAGTTGCACTAAAATTAGCTCCAGATAATGATTGTTCCGCTACTTCTGTATAGTTCCCCTCGTTATCTAAAAAATAATTTCCGTTAAACACCTTCACAAAAAAAGGACCACCTGATGTAGTTAAAGCAGATATAGATGTAAGATTCGCATTAATTGGTTGTTTACCATTTAACTGTGTTTGTATTGCTCCTGTAACACCTTTTACATAAGTTAGTTCAGTAAGACTTGGATAAGTTGCAGTAGGTAAACTAACTACATTTTTATTAGCATCAAATGATGCTATTGTAGATGCTGTCTGTAATCCAATATTAAATGTACCATTTGGAACTGCTAAATTATTTTGAGCAGCACCTGGTCCTCCTCCAATAGAAAATGTTCCTCCAGCACCAACAGTAAGGAATGGAATTCCAGAGTATTCAAAAAATACAGGAACTCCTGTTGCTCCAAAACTTATTGAACTAAATGCTTTGTGTCCAGCAAATGTTTGTGTACCTGTTGAAACAACTCCTCTTGCTGTTACATTTGCATTAGGTAAATTAAATGTATGTGTACTTCCGCTTGAGGATATGCTAAAATCAGTTCCTGATGTTCCTACTTGAAAATTCTGAACTTGCGCTTGTAATCCATTTAGAGCAGTTAATCCATTTGTGAAAGTTGTTATTACTTCGCAAAGATGTCCATTTTGCGTATGTAGCGTTATTGTTCTTCCTGAAGTATTTACATAAACTCTTATAGCTAATCTATCGTTAACTGTTAATACCGTTTCAGGCACGGCTAATGTGGTAAAATAAGCATCGATAGTTGTTCCATTTGTTATTCCTTTTGGAGTAGCAGAATCGCTTGCTATTAAAGTAAACGTGGTTCCATTGTATTTATAAAATTGAGCATAAAATGAAGGAGAACCGCCAGCTGATGAAGAACTAAAATAAAATTCTAAATTCCAATTACCTGCAGGTATAAGTAATAATGAAGGGTCGGCTACATCAGTTATAAATGAAGCTATATATCCATCTGTATTCCTAGTAAAGTCCACTCCCGTTCCTAGTATTGCAGTTCTACTAAACTCATAATAAGTTGTACCGCCGAAAGTTCCTTGACTTGTTCCACCGTTTAAATAATAGTTAACGGTTGAACCTCCACCGCTTGAACCTCCGCCGCCTGAACCACCAACAGAAGATATTTGACCACCTGATATTGTTATATTATTACCAGCAGTTATTACTGAGCCATCAGCCGCTAATATTTGAGTTCCTAATCCTCCTGATTTTACAAAAGAGGACGCTTCTAAAGAACCTAAAGAAAACATATTTCCACCTTTATCAATTTGAAAATACGTTGCATTCTCGTTAGCAAAAATTAATGGATATGTAGGTCCAGGTCCTTCTGCAATCGTGCTAACAGCAAGGCCCACGGCACCTTCTTCTAAATTTATTAATACGCCTTGCGTGCTACCAATATTCAAGGTTAGGCCTGTATTAGCAACATTCCCATTGGTTAAAACTTGTTGAATGTTCTGATCCCCGGTATTTGTTCCGCTAGTATTGCCTATTACAGTCTTTTGAGCATCAGTTACATATCTCTTGTTTGTTGAGTCAGCTACATCTGCTGTAGTTGCATCTGCACCAGCGGTAACAAGACCTTTAGAGTCGTATGTTATCTTTGTTTTTGTAGCTCCAATTAT